GTGGTAGATTAGCTGTGTCGCTTGGCTGGGTTTGGGTTTGGGTGGTTTCTGTTACTGCTCCTTCAACACCAACACCTTCTTCTGCGATTGGCTGCTGCTGTACTTGTTCCGTATCCGTTGGCGTTTCGGCTTCTTGGGTTCTTTTGTATAATTCTTCATTTGTTTTGTTAGACACATACTCTATGTAGTCAAGGTCAGCCCGTAATTCTTGCGGGGTTGTTCCCGAATAGGTAACACCATTAACAGTTACAGAATAGGGCGTTACATCATCTTCTGACTGTATCTTATAAACTTCGGCTTGTAATTTGTTTTTTACGGCTGTTATATCGTCTATATTATCTTCTAAAACCTCTGTCTTAGCCTTTGGTAAAACTTCATCAATAGCGCCCTTAGCTACTTGGTTATCTTGGTCTTTAAAATACGTTACGGCAGCATCAAATTTAGCACGTTGTTCGGGTGTCATTTGCCTAACTGCATCTAACCTTGCTTTGTTAAAGCCTAAATCAGAAGCCATACTCATTCCCGAACCCATAATAATAGTTCCAACGGCAAATTTTACAATATCGTCTACATCGCCAAACTGTTGTTTAAGGGTATCAAATGTAGATTTTCCTTCGGGGGTATCACGCCAAGCCTGATAGATAGTTTCCCCGCTTTCTTGTATAAACTCACCTCCGCCCTTTGCTCCTTGTGTTGCTATGTATGAAGCTATCTCTCCCGCCTTTTTACCAAATTTCAACCTTAGCCAAGGCTTCAGCATTTTGAATTTTCCACCCAAAGCGTCTAAGGCTGCGTCTACTGCGCCTGCCGTCCCGCCTGTGCCTAAGTCTAATTCATCTGTATTGCCCGCTATCTCACCCGCAAGCCTATATTGCGCTGCTCCTTTAGCTATCTTTCCAATAGGGTTATTAAGTAAAAAACGTGCCAAAAAAGCTGTGCGAGGGCTTAGTGCCAATGTTTCTATTGCAGCCCCCGACAAACCGCCCGATACCATCATAGGTATTACTATCTGCGCTGTTTGTCCGCCCATCTGTGCCAAAGATTGCCCCCAACCATATTTTTTTAACTTGGTGTCTATGGCTTGTATTGCAGTTGGTGTTAATTCTGTATTATCTATATTAGCTTGTGAAAGTATGCCTTGCAAAGTATTAGCTACCTGCTGCCCTGTCATATTTTGGGCTTGCGTAGCAGGAGCAAATTGCGATGCTGTCTTAACAAAAATATCCCCTATCTTATCCTCCTCTGCCTGTATTGGGTTTTTGTTAATTAATAAAACAGGTAGTAGTGTTTTTAATTTGCCGTGTAATTCTGCAAACTCTTTACGGTCATTAGACGTTACTTCTCCGTCTAAATCACCATAGCCCATGTAATTTTTTATGTTATCCAAAGACCACTCAACCAAGCCTTTGTTGCCCCTGTCGGTGGTCATAAATCGGATATTTCCCTCGTTTAATATATCACTTGTTTTGATACCCAACTTTCTGCCCAACAAAAAATAACGTGCCATATAAGCGTTGCCTATAATGCCTAACTTTTGATTTGGTGTTTTATCCTTTAGCTGTTGGTCTAAAGCCGATAGGCTGCTATCTGTTTTAATTAGGTTATCAGCAAGTTTGGCGGGGCTTTGTGTAAAGCCAACATATTGCTGTTGCAACAAAGAAAGGTCTTTTTTCTTATCAGCTAAATCATCAGCCGTCAATTCCATACCATCACGCAATCCGCCAATTTGCCTTCTTGTGGCTATCTGCTTTTGCAGACTTGATATATCATCGTTATATTTATTGAGAAAATTCTTCTTGGCTTGCTCCCAAAGCGGTTGTAATTTCTTTAATTCATCTTTGTCTGCACTTTGTAATGCGCTATCTACTTGTTTCTGTATGCGATATAATTCATTATCATCGTCCCCTAAAAACTTCTCTGCCGCATAGTCAAAAGCTACCGATTGCGCTTGTTTAGGTGTCATTGAGGCTTCGGCAGCCATTTTATTAAATGCGTCCGTATCTCTCAATATTTTCGCCTCCCCAATGGCTTTATCTAAAGTTTCGGGGTACTTCAGGTCAACGTCTGTTCCTGTATACTCTTTAAGGTCTTTAGCTGCTTGGTCTAATATATCGGGGTTTGCATTTTCAAAAACCTCTACGTCAACAAAGTTTTTGCTTAGTATGTTTTTAATGTCAGGGCTTATACTTGGTTTGGTTTCTCCCGCTACACCCGTAAGCCCTTTCTGTATTGCTTGTGTTGCTAATTTATCTACAACGGGTTCGCCCGCTACCCCCCCGCCATACATTTCGGGTGTTAACTCTCCCGCAGCCCCAACTTGTTGCTTAGGAAGTTCCACCCCCAACATATTCTTAGCAATGTAGTCTTTAATATGTGGAGGTACGGTTACACGTTTTCCACCCATAAACACCTCTTGTGTCTTAGGGTTTACCTCATATTGGTCGCCACCAAACTTAACCGATAGTAAGCCCGAAGAACCACCTCCCGCAGGTGATACCGTAGCGGGTTTCTCGTTTTTTTTTTCGGCAGGATTAGTGCCGCTTGGAAATAGCGTAGATTTAAAGGAATTAAAGTCTTTAGGTACGTCTATATCAGCCTTTATTTGGTCATAAAACGTTTGTAGGTTATTGCCTGTTGACATAACCTTTTCAAATTCTGCGTATGTATTAGGAACGTCTACGTGGTCTTTAATATCCAAGTAAAATTGCTCTAATGGCTTTGGTGTACCGCCGCCCGCTATTTGTTCTTCTGCCATTATTTTGTACTAAACATTGTTTTTACCTTGCCACCTGTTGTCTTAGTCCCGCCTGTTGGCTTAATGCTTGGCTGCGATGTGCCGCCTGTTGTTTTTACCGTTGACTGTGGAACACCAACGCCATATATACCTTTTAATTCGTCAAGGTTTTTATTGAATAACTCTAATCCTGTTTTTGTCAAACCGCCCTCTATTGCGCTTCTAACTGCGCTAAAAGGAACAGCTATGGTTTTTTTAAGGTTGTCGTCAACACCCACCACATACCAATCTTTCTTTAATGGGATATTAAGGTCTTTGATTTCCTCGTACATATCTCCACCATCAGGGATTGGTGTTCCTGCGGGTATGGTTATTCCGTATTTAGGCACATAAATATCTTTAGACGCTACGTTTACCAAAGCTACCTGCCCTGTTTTTAATTGCAAATTACCCTTCGTGTCTGGTCGAGAATAAGTTCTTACATCAAACGCTTGTGATGGCTGCAATGATATTGCGTTTTTAGGGGTAAAAGAAAATCCTGACATTAGCATTTCGCCCGAAGGCATTTCTTTTCCGTATATAGGGTGTCGTCCGCCACCCAATAGATAGCCTTGATTGTTATATACTCCGCCTATTCCTAATGCATTGTCTGCGGGGGTGTTTGTTATATTTACGTTAGTATCGCTTCCTACTGTAAAACTTTTTGCTTTTAGGTCTTTCCTTAGTGCGTTGAAAGCGTATTTGTCTACTTGATTATTGGCTGCTTTAGCACCAACGGGATCGTTTTTCATTAACTTTTCAAACGTAGCATAGGCATTGGGGTGTCCCATTAATTCCGCTTCTACAAAACTGTCTATAACATTGTCGGGTGTTTCCGAAACTCTACCTTGTGTATTAATATCAGCCCACTTCCCTATTTGGTTTAGTATATCCGATTTGGCTGCCCCTATATCGTAAATAGGTGTGGTCTTAACACCACTTAGTTTAGCCATTCGTTCAGCATTAACCTTGCCGTATGCTTCTGTGTTGCTAAATGTATTATAGTCTATATCGGCTACGGCACTTTGTAAAGCATCGTCTATACCTAAATAGATATTTTTACCCTCCCCTTTTTGAACATCGCCTACTATATTGTTTATCGCCATTTTTCGGTCATACGACATATTAGCCCTTGTCTTTAGGTCGGATATTTTTTGTTTCATTTGAATGTCAATATAAGGGTCGTTAAGGTCAGCGTTTGCTACGAACTCAACTATCTCATTATAGGCTTTAGAGAATAAGCCCGCTTCATTGGGCATACCTTTGAAGTCTAAGGTTTCTATATTCGCTAAAGTTTTTGACCTTTTATCAGCTTTTGCCTTTTGTTGGGCAGCCATTACCGAACCGTATTGCTGTGCGGTAACGGGACTTTGAAAGGGCTTTATTATCTGCGCCTCTCCTTGTCCTATGCCTGTTGATATTCCTAATGCTCCTTCTGCCATTATTCAAATGGATTTTGTTGTGCTTGATTATAACCGATGTTGGGGTCAGGTGTAAATCCCTGCGGCAGAGTGAACTGCGGTGCAAAATAATTTGGCTGTTGTTGATTGCCAAAATAAGCAGGAGCGTTAAATGTAGGCTGTTGTTGTCCACCTGTTGTACCTATTCCTGTAATACCAAGATTTAAGTAGTTTGGCATACCTCCTCCCGACATTTTAGCCATCGGGTTGCCCGTTGCGCCTCCACCATAAGCACCTTTTAAAAAGTCCATATACTTACTTTGCATCATACCGCCCATAACATTATTGGCACTACCTGTTATATTTTGGATAGCTGAACCCGCCAACGCTTGTTTGGCTTGGGCTTCCTCTAAGTATTTCTGCCTTTCGTTCCAATCAAAAGCCTTGTCCTTATAGTTAGCCATAGTTTGACGTGCGTTCATAAGGTTAGCTTCTTGCTGTTGGCGTTGCTGTGCGTCCATAACCGCTATATTTCTATTAGCGTCTGTTGCGGTACGGGCTAATCCTGCTACCCCTGCTATACCACCTCTCCTATCGCCCAAAGCCTGTAAGCCCGTTGCCATAGTCCTTGTCAGTTGGTCTATGTAGCGGTTACGCACATCTTCGGGCATCCCCTCAATAGCGTTTAACTGCGCTTGGGTTAAGTTCTGTTTAATCTCATCGGGTATCTCATAGGTAGGGCGGTTCGCCTCAATTTGCGAACTGCGAATAGCTTGGTATATACCTGTTCCTAATTGTACTCCCCCGCTTATTAGTGCTGATATGGTGAATGGGTCCATGCTACAAATATAGTTTAAATACCGTTTATAGGCGAATTTACGAAATTAAAATTAACTGCATATAGTCGTGAGAATGTATTTGTACCCATTTCTATATTCATTACAAGCCACCTACCTCTTAGCCTATTGCCATTTAGTAGCGGGAATTGAACACCAACAGTACCTAAGTCCCTTTTAAAATTGGTGTAATATTTGCCCTCATATAGCCTAAACATTTGCGGTGTTAGCAAACTGTTTTGCTGCAAAGAACTTTGTATGCTTGGAACATTAGGGGCTTGCGTTCCCTCTACGGTAAATGTTTCATACACCTTAGTTTCGCTTGGGGCTGCATTAGATACCGCTTTAAGGCTTGCTACATATTGAGTGCCGTAGTAGTTAGCATATTGCCCTGTATTATGCACCCATACACGCCCGTTCTTAAAGGATACCATATCGTCATTGGCATTACACATATTTTCGGGATTGTACGAGTAGAACGAACTCCAATAGTTCTCAGGCTCAAAGTAAGCCAAAGTAACCGCTTGTAAGTTATTACCATCATTAAGCCTTGTTTGCTCAAAGGCTATCTCATACTGCCCAAAACGTTTGTTAAAGCACCCGTATATGTTTACCCGTTTGCCCGACTTAGAAATCTGCCCCAACAGGTCTTTAAAGTAGTTGTGCATACCCCTATCGGATATAACATTCATACCGTCTTGCCCTAAGCGGATAATCTCTCCTCTTAGCACATCAACATAGTACATATTGCCCCTATCCTCTGCGTAGCTTTCAGGGTTTTTACCTATACCGCTTTCTTTCTCATAATAGGTCATAGGGTTAAGCACATCATCGGTCTGCAATACAAAAGTGCCTCCGTTGCTGTCCCTTGCTACTTGTTGATTAATCATCAACATTCCTGTCTTTAATTCTTGGAATACGGTAAGGTTTCGGTTCTTGTTTTTAAGCAATTGGATACCTCTGTATTTCCTTTCGTATTGCCTAAAAGAGGTATCATAAACCCTTGACAATCCGTTAAGATTTGTTTCGGGTATAAAAGGTTCTGAATAGCCTATGTTGGCTTCTCTTACTACTCTTTTAAAATCAGGGTTAAATATACTTGCTCTGCCTTTATCCCAAACTATGCTTGAATAGAAGTCAGAGAAATTCCTATCCTCTACCCAATAGTTTTGGAACGTATTGGCATTGGTTGTAGCCATTCTGCGAGGTCTAATCCACACATCACCCCTGTCAAATATTCCCGTTGCAGGTAGGGTTGGTGTTTGGTCTTGTGTTTCGCCTTTGTGGTATCGGGTATTAAGTCCTGCGTCGCCAATTTCATAAACCTTGCCAAACTCATAGAAAAACGATTGTCCGTCTGTTAGTGTTGGTTGGGGGGTGTATATTCGCACCAAAGCCCCTGCTGTTATAAGTAAAGAGTTAAAATCTACTTGGTCAACACTTAATATACTTGTCCCCTCGTCAAAGGCATTAACAGCTACGTCTATGTAGTTAGGGAATGGAACACCTGTCGGGGTAGTTAAAAACTGACACCTATCTCCTGCTGTAAAATTATAGCTTAGTATGCTACTTGGGTTTGCAGTACTATAATCTATTATGGGTTCTAAACTTAATTCTGTTTGTGTTCCCGAATTAGATACGCTACGTATAGAGAAATCTATAAATGACGGGGCTGAATACTTAACAACCCATTGGTAGTGTGTTGCGTATATCGGGGGGGTATGGTTAATTCCCCACCCTATAAAATTGCGTTTTAAGTACAAGCCTACACTACCTTGAACAGAGGGTACTTTTATCTCAAAGTTATTGTCTGTTATTACAGATGTAGCCCTGTTGCCCCTATCGTAATAGCGCAATCCAAATGTTTTGTTAAACCCCGACAACCAATTGCTGTACCCGCTATCAAAAGAGTAAATAGATATTGACAGTGGCGGTAAGTCTTGAAAAATGTTTGATTTTATAACAAATTGATTAACAGCTAATGGTAAATATGTTATACCGTCAAAGCTAAAAAAACCATCTTGCCCCGCAGAAATAAAAACGCCCGAAGGGAGTTGTGTATTTATATAGTTTACTATGTTTGTTATAAACTGCGAAATATTATTAATATCAGCCTGTGTAACAACATACGTTGCATTTGTAGAGAAGCTAAATTGTAATACTGTTCCTACGCCATAAGTATATGGATTAGGGATAGTAAATAACCTTGATAATTGAACAATAGGAGTGCCGTTTACTTCTAATGTTGGAGGATTGGTTTCTGACCAAACCGCCGCAAACCCGCCAATGGTATTTAATAACGTTGCTGGCTCAGGTAATCTTTGCTCTATATTAGTCAGAAATATATCGGGCGTAGGCAAATCAAACTGTTCCGCATAATTAGCGGTAGTCATTCTGTTTCCGTAAATGTATTCTAAAGCCTGTGCATAGATAGGAATATTATCAAACTCTAAGTCCTGTTCTCTTAAAGGTATAGGCAACAAAGCCCTATCATTATAAAAGCGATAGGTATAGGTAGAGTTGCTTGGTATTAATACGTTACCATTTTCGTCGTACTTGTTTAGGGTATCAACTAAATAAAAGTCCCCCTCTGTATCTGCACCCCCATTGTTACTACGCCTTACTGCAACATACAAAACATCTACAACCTCGCTTCCCGTATCAAAAGTAATATCAATAGCATTATTAAATGTAGTAGGAAGGTAGGTAGTGTTATTAATTACCGTTTCGTTTATCGGGTTTACAACTTTACTTATTGGCGACCACGCTGTTTTCTCAAAATCATCATAACGCCAAGCTGTCCTAAACTGAAATAGGTTGCCCTTAATATTATTCTTATTAGTAGTGGTATCGTTTATCATAGCCACACTTGGGCTAAACACAGGCGGCCATTTTATATAGTCCATTATCTGCACATCAATAGTCTGATATGCGTCTATTGGGTTGGGGTTGCCTAAAGTGTATTCCTTAGCCTTGTTGATATTTAACTTACGGATAGGGTTCTCTAAGACCGTTGAGCCACATTGCGGGTCAGGCAGTCCGTTTGGTGCGCCACCATCAGTCCAATACAATAAAGGCACATCGCTCTCTAAGTAAACTATCGCTATGCCTGTTATTAAAAAGTCGGGGTCAAAGTTTAAAACCGAACTTTCTAAGACGGTGCTTATGGAATTGGTAGATATATCGTACTCTATTATCCTGTGGGCTTGTATGGAATTAAACAGAAAGGCATAAATCTTATTTGCCGTAGCGTCTAATTTAGAGCCTATGCACTTATAAACACCTGTATTATACGGTATATCAATAGAGGTTACTTCGGTATTCCCCAAAGCGTTCTCTACCGTTCCCATATTGTCGTTATCGCTATAACCTACCCTTACGTTTAAAGCTGTGCGGTATTGCCCCTGCGGTATAAACTCCACCGCAAGGTCGTTATTCATACCTTTATTAAATATACGCTTCTCCATTATTTTACTAAGTCGCTTTGTTGCATAGCTTTACTCCCCGCTACGTCCATAGCTGTTTTGTATTTAGCCATAGCCTGTGCTTCTATCTTTTGCATTTCCAATTGGTGCATATACTCCTCGTACTTTTTGTCTATCTCTTTCTTAGCCGCATAGGTCTGTATATCTAATTGCGCCTCTACCTCTAAGGTCTGTTGCTTGCTTTGTTCTGCCGACTGTGCGCTCATTCTTTGTTCCTCCCCTGTCTGCTGAACCATAGCCATTTTCTCTTGTTGTAGCTTGGTGCGCTGCTTACGCATATACATATAGGCTAACTTCAAATCGTCGGTTTCCCTTATCCAAAAAGCATCTTCGGGGCGTAGTTCTCCCCTTTCTATCATAGCCTGCAACTGCTGTTCCAAATAAGCCCTCTCCCTTAAATCTAAGGCGTATTTTACAAATATGTTAAAGTCCCTCATAGGCAACTCGTCCATATCTTTTACCACACTTTGATTTTCGGTGGTGAACGCTAAAGAGTAGTTTTTCAGCGTACCCTCTTTTTGTAGGTATTGTATAAATCGGCTTATCTGAGTACACATACGCACCGTAATATCCTCCACCCCGTAACTTACAGGGCCAAGTGCGTTATCGGAAGCCATCTGTGCCATCTCCTGCACACCAACGGCAGCCCTATCGGGTGCTGCTGCGCCCATACCAACAGCCTGTCCGCCTATGCTTCTTTCTAATTCATTCCTTGCCCACTCGTATTGTTGCATTAGGCTGTTTAGCTGCGCCAAATCAATACCTTGTGTATAGGTTAATGGGCTTGGGCTTGGTGAGCCATCGTCTTTCTGTCCTTTATAGAATAAGATACCTGTCTGTAAGAACATAGACATAGCATCTAAAGGGTTTTTAATATCCTTTACAAACTCTTTTAGTTCTAATAAGGCACTAACATTCACAGCATAACCGCCGGGGCTTGCCTTAGCTATCAAGTGCTGCATACGCAACTCTACCAAGTTCATTTTCTTGGCATAGGTTATCATACGCATCACAGGGCTTACATTGAAATTGTCGTAGTTATTAGGTTGGTAAACACAGTAACCCAATTTGCCTGTTAAATCATATTTGCCGTTAAACCTATCTCTTGGTTGGAATGGTTTTTTGCCGTAGTTGTATATAATCTGTAAATCAGGAATGTAACAACCCGTGTAAACATACTCCACCTCTTTGTCTATACGGTAATGCTTATCGGTAGCTACCACATCCCCCTTAGCCCTGTAAACACTCTTTCTGCCAAAGTGATTAGTCTTGCTTTCGTAAGATATATTTGCTGCTGCCCTAAACTCACCCATTAAAACAGGAACGTCTAAGTTGTCCCACTCTTGGTAGTTGGTAATTGAGGTTTGGTAGTAAGCACCATTGCCTAAATTATAGCCCCATATTCCTGTATCGTTATAACAAGCTGCTACCCTTGCTATCTCTAAGTATTGCTCATCGCTAATCTGTGTTCCCGCAGCCCTACGAATATCGCCAAGTGTCAGCCACTCTATATGGCATATATACTTAGCGTTCATAAAGTTATTAGACTTGGTTTGTGGCAGGATAGCGTTTACAGCATCTACATATTTAACGGTAATAGTTTCCCCATCGGTAGAAACGTGCGTAACAGCTTTCCCAACAGTCCACAAATCATCATATAGCTTTCTGCGTATATCTTGAAACCTGTTTAGCTTTAAGAAATAGTTAATACCGAGTTCCATAGCAACCTCTACGGATAGCTTAAACTCGCCCTCCATAAATACGTCTACGTCCTCTTTGGTATCAAAATCTTCTTCTAAAGAGGATTGTAATTTAATGTTGTACTCCTCCTCAAACTGTTGCCTGTATGGTTTAAGCATAGCCTTAGCATACAGCTTTTTCCTTGCCTTGTCTTTTTCATTGATAGATAGGCTATCCGCACCATCGCACGTTACCTTATATTGCTTTTGGCATAGGTATTCTATTATCCTATCTGATTTTTCAAGGATAGTCCTATTCGGCTCCCAATCTAAGTTCAGCCAAGAGGTATCTCCCGCAGTTCCCATAAGGTCTTTCATGTCCTGTATAGACTGACCACCACTACGCCACCTGCGTAGGTCTAACATACGGTTTCTGCGTTCAGAATATACCTTCCACCCGCCAAACTGCGACCACACAGCATCAAAGAATTTCTTGCCGTATTCGGGCTGTTGTTTCTCCTCGTCGCTTACAAACTCATTCGGGTATTGAAAAAATGGCATACTCTATATTTTTGGGGATAACTTGGTTGCTTTTCTTATAGCTTGGTACGCTTCTTCCATAGTAAAACGGCTGTGGCGCATCTTTGCCAAATCTCTCTGATTGTAATATTCTTGTCGTCTGTTTCGTTTCTCTCCCAAACCAAAGGTCTGCGATTGGTTGTTTTGTGCGTGTCGCCACGCTACATAGGCTAATATTGTTTCATAGTCGTAATCGTGTACTTGCACCCTCCCTTGTGCATCGGCACTTACATCTACCAAATACTCAAAGTAAACGGTTTCTATATCCCAAGCCGAAGCAAATTGTATAACACCTCTCTCTGTATCTATCCTATAATAGCCAAAGCCATTATTACCACCGCCTATACCAAAGTATCCACCCATATTCTGCCCGTTAATGGTATGAGGGGTAAACATATTAAAGCCACCCCAAGAAATACCACTCAAAGGCTCTACGGTATTGTACGGCCAATTCTGATAGGCTTGAATATTGCCACAGCTATCGTAGGTTCTGTTAAAAGCCAAGTCGTTATTTACCCCGAAAGGAATAACCCTCCCCTGATATACTGTGCCTATCCTTAGATAGTCTACATAGTCAACGGGCAATAGGGCTGTGAGTGTATTTTGGTTTATTTCAAGGTTAACCGTTTTCATAGAATACAAAACGTCCCTGTTTAGTTCTCTAACACCACGAACCGCAAAGTTATAGTACCTTACATAATTCTGCAAGGTGCTATCTCCCGTTTCTAAGCAATACTGCTTTACTATATCGTCTAAGTAATACATCTATTTGTCTACTCTATCGTTAGATTTGTCGTCTTTTATTTGTAAGCCAAAGGTTAGTTTTTTAATGCTTTCCTTTACTATCATATCTTCTAAGTCGGCTTGGCAATACGCTACCCCATCAGGGCTATCGTTGCCTGCTGTTACCATCATCATCATTATTCCACAACCAAAGCCACCTACGGGTACGTTGTGTAACCATACTCTGTTGCCTTGTAATCTCCAACCTATATTGCCACCAAGCATATTTACAGGGCCTTTCAAAGCAAAGCTAATGCCTGAACCACCAACAGGCACAAAAGGCTCTATTTGGTTTCTCATTGTGCTTATCTGCACAATATCTCTGTTATTGGGTAGCCCTATATTCCTTGCGGGTAAATCGCTGTAAAATAGCTTTAAATGCGCATCGTAAGATACAGGCACATCTTCAAAACGAGCTACCATAGTATCGTCAATATTCCTTTCGGGATATGTAAAATACTCTTTTAGTAACTCTTGGCTTACAAGAACATCACGTATTTGGTCAACGTGCATACCTACCTCACGCTCATCGCCCCAACGGAATGTCCATTGAGGGTCGCCACCCGCAAGTTGCCTTATAACCAATTCTATTATCTGCGCCCTTGTAGCCATTATAAATCAGTAGCTTGTTTTTGTTCTGCGTAGTTTAAAACCATTTGGTCTTTAACGCTTATTCCTAATATGCTTGCCATTTTCAAGGCTATATCCTGTATGCACTCATCAGGAAACTCACTATCCGTACTTGTCAATGGGTCGTAAACAGGCTCCCCGTTCACTAAAGTAAATCCCCAAACAGCAGGTATCGGCAGCCTTAAATAAGTAAAGACAACGTTGCCTAAGTCTTTTGGGAATATCTGATAGTATCCGTCATACTCTATCATTATAGGGTATGATTTTGTTGGTGGTACTACCGTGCTGTTAAGCCTTGCGCTTGCCTGTCCGTCTGTTAATGGATATACAGGCACTTCTTTTGTTGTTCCATTAGGCTGATAAGCCCTGTGCCTTACAGAACTTAGATACTGCAAATTGCTTGGTCGTAACAGCTGACCGTTTAACGGTAAAAATAAGTCTAATGGGCCTACCTTAAAGTTGTCTATAATAACACTATTCCCCTCTGTTGCTTCGTAGAACATATTGTTAGGGTAGTTGCTGCCTTGCGACTGCTTTGCTAAACCTACCATACTTCTCCATAGCATTATCTCACTTTGCTTTAGGGCTGTATTCTTCTCATCGGGAGAAAGTCCTCCCGTGTAGTCCTTTTGACAAATAATGTCAAAGTATTTTATTATGTCGTTTACGTTAGCCATTATGCATCAACTAATTGATAAAGACCCGATACGGTAACGCTGCTGTTTCCTGCCGTTGGATTTCCTGTATCAACAGTCCACAACAGGCTTGCATTTGTAAGTATTTGCGTATCTGTTGTTCCTGTTGTGCTGCTTGCCGCCATTTTTACCGTTCTTGTAACTGTACCAAATAGAAAAGAATTTGCATTGCGCTCAAACAAAGGTATAGAAGCTCCGTTATGTTTTACTTGGGTAATCCCATTTGTAGCGTATGCTACGGAATTATATGTCATACTTTCGTTAACAACAACAGGTAGTATTTGCTTTCCTGCAACTGCCGCAACTAAAACAATAGGGGTTGCGTTAGCTGTTAAAACACTTGCTGTTGGTATCGTTACACTAAAAGGTATTAGTACCGATGGCTCACTAAAATACGCTTGTAAAGTAGCATCTAACTTAGCTGTGCCTATCTCCCCGTCTTTAATCTTGTTAGCCCTTACAGCATCAACGGCTAATTCTGTGTCCCCAATTGCGCCTGCCGCTATTGAAAGTGCGCCCGTGTTGCTTAGTGTAGCATCGCCACTCATAGTTACCGCAGTCGGTACATTAGAGCCGTTCCCTACTATTATCTGTGCCGATGATAGTGCCGCTAACTTAGTAAGGGGAATAGTTGTATCAGCAATGTTCGAGCCTTGTATAAAACCACTCTGAGAGAACGATGGCTGTATAGATACAGCATAAGACGCACCATTGTATGCAGCTGTTAAAAGTGTTCCTTGCTTTAAGTAGCTTTCTGCTACGCTTACCCCAAAAAATGTAAACGAGCCACCTCCGCCAAAAGTTATAGCGGCATCTAAGACCACGTTGAATACAACAACCCCCGTAGGTACGGTTGCGGCTGCTACACTCATAGCCCCCGAAGCTACTACGGTAGTATATAGTCGGTAATAATTATATATTGACGACGTGGTTAACTCTATCGGTGTTCCCGATGTGTACCCCGTTAGGTCAAATTCTTCTACTGATACTGCTTGTGCCATGTTATTTACCTAAAAATTCAATTGAAAAGTCTTTGTTTGTAATATCGCCTGTTACTGTGCTATCGCCTGTTATGTTTATGGTATTGTTAGTAGCATCTAAATCATTACAAGTGATGTTCGTTGTCGGATAATTATTAAACGAATACAACTCTACACCTGCGCTGTTTAGTGCCGCTACCTTGTTCACCATTACCTTTAAGGTAGTGCTATCCTCACGATACAGTTCGTATTCAAAAGATACAAATGTTATCGCTGTTTGATTGGCATTAAGGTTTGAAAATATATTGGTGCTGTTTACTCTTACCGCAACGGTCTTAGACGATGTATCATTAGCTACCTGAAACAAAGCCTTAACCTTTAAGCGGCTGCCGTCAACAGGTAGTTTACCCGCAGCTAATGTGTAGGTTTTTAATACTTCTAAGGTAGTGCCTGTGGTAGCAACATCGTTAAAATCAGAGTACAAAAGATTTTGTAGGCTGATTAATGTATCAACAACAATACCGCCCGATGTACTATAAGTTATATTAATACCCGAACCCCCGCTTATATCTGTTCCCCGTACAGTATAGGTAATATTAGGTGCGCTACCTGTTGCTGTTACCCTAATGTTTGCGTCGCCTACAACAATATCTGAACTGTATATAGCCGCTTGTAAAGTAGGGTCTAAAATGTAATCAACGGTAGTGTTTTGTCCTACTGTGGTTTCTGTTACTGTTAACGAACCATTGCTGCTTGTAAAGGTATAAGTGCCATTCTGCGAGCCAATAGGTATTACCAATGTTGGTTCGCCATCATTTCCACAAGTACACTCATCATCGCAATTTAAAGAGGCTTTAAAAGCTGCTACATACTCGTCAACCTTAGTCTGTCCACTACCGCACATAATAGCACCTTGTACTGCTAAATAGTAGCTAACACCTAATATTAGTTGTTGCCTTAATATAGCCGCCTCATTTAGATAGCCATTGCATTGCAGTTGGTCTAAACGGGTTATTGCAGCACGAAGGCAACATTGTAGATTACATAGGTTGTTATCAATCTCAACAGGAATAGCTAAACTATCTTCTATAAAAGCCGAAATAGAAACAAGGCTTGTCATAACCCACGTTGCTGTGGTTTCTAAAATAGCCCCGTAAGAACCACCCGTATATACTGTTGATGTCTGAACATAGCTTCCGCTTGATGTTACGGGGCTTGGTATTGGGTTAAGGGTATTAGGGTAGTTCAATGTTAACAACCTGCTCAAAGAGGGGGCTATGCCATTAACAGTATATATAGTGTTGTCCGTAGCTTTTACAAAAAACCCAAAAGGGCTAACATCGGGGGTAAGAACTCCCGTAGGGAATGTAAAAGATAGGTTGTAACCTAATGTGCTTGTGTAGAATTGTGCCGCATTGCTATCGTAAACGGTATAATTAAAGGTGTAATTACCTTGCACTAAATTAGTAGTGCCGCTTACATACAATAGCTGAATGGGTATTTGGTTATTGGTATTAGCCTCTATAAAAATATCGTTAAAAATAAATTTATAAGTAGTGGTATTGTCAAATGCTACCCCTACCGCACTTTCTAAAGTTGCCACCTTAGTCGTTCCATTATAAGCCGAAATGCGTACTGACTGCCCCACCCCTGCTCCTCCTGTTGCCAAAAGGTAGTAGTTTTTAAAGTAGTCTGTAACAGAACTTGAACCCGCAGCAAGGGTAATGTTTGTTGTAGAGCCTCCCTGTGCCGTGCCTGTTATAGCTGTCGGTATTGTTAGGGTATTGCTGTATATAACGCTACCATCAGGGGCTATAATCTCTATATTGCCATTAACATCAGACGTGCTAATGCCTTGACCTGCCCAATCGGTAACATCTTCAAAACTAAAGTAACCTGCGTTTTTATCAAATGTTACTTTTAATGAGGGTGTAGCCATTGCTATTTTTTAAGGGTAAAAATAACAAAAAAAGCGCAGTATAACACCACGCTTAATTTTTTTTTGTATTTTTTACGTTTTTATAGGTCGGCTATCTCATCTACAAGGGCTGATACTTTCTCTATAACGCCCGCCATTCCTTTCTCATGTAGCATTTTATCGTCTACAAAGAAGCCGTGTAACTTTTGCTCGTCAACTTTTGAACGTATGTGAACATAGGTACTTTGTAGCTCCTCAAACGATTTTTTAACAAAATAATCTATCGGGTCTACACCTATTGGCACGTTTAAGACAATCTGACCGTTAAGTTTTATAACGTTAGCGTCCCTTTCTACTGTTAGTATGCCTGTTTTTTCGGCACGCATTACATAGAACTTACGGTTGTGAGATTGGTTTTGGAAGCCTTCAATAAACGCTTTAGGGTCTACATTTATCATACCGTAAAAAGCGTTCATAATTTGGTGGTCTTCAATACCATCAATATTGATACCCAATGTTACCGCATAGGCTTTTAGTGCTGCGTTGCCTAATGGCTCTTTAAAGGTATCGTACACAAAGTTTGTTACCTTGCTTACTGTTACAAAATTTACAACCTTTGATGTTTCTGCCTTTTCGGTATTTAGCAAAGTGTATAGTTTGCGTGTACCTAATGGGCTATGCTCATTATCACGGTTGCGTATATCGTTCTCTAAGAACTGTTGCAGATTGTAAGAGGTCGGGTGTACTGTTACAAAGCCCGCTTCAAAAATAATGTCCTCTACTTTTTTATTGGCATTAGATGATTGTTCATCTGCAAAGATTGAGCTTTCGCCCGGCACATAGCGGATAACCTTCTCTATATACCTCTTTAAATCATCGTCCCAAACAATAGCCATACTTTCTCCCGATAGGGCAAAGCGGTTTACCTGATACTTAGCCTCCGAAGCACGGTCTTTTTTACGACACGAATTGCCACGAAGCAACAGTTGGTAAATCTTAGGTTTGTGGTTAATTTTTTTTACCTCCTCCTCATTTTTAGGAGTTTGGAATTTTAATGTTACAGGCACTTCTATATCGTGCTTGTTAGCTATACTTCCTTGTGGGGCAGATACGGTTTCTTCAACCTCTGCATTTCTTTTTGCCATTATGTTCTATTTTATATTATTTATAAATAAAGCGGGGCAGCCGAAACCACCCCGCTATTTTTTTTATTTACGATGCCAAGATGTAAGCCGCTTGACCTGCCGCACGCACTACTGGCATAAAGGCTGATTTGTAACGGAACTTGATAACGTCTTTACCATCATCGGTAGTTTGGAACGGATTGATTACCGCTTGCTCCATACGTTGACCGCGTTGGTATAGTAATTCAACAGAGAACGATTTTTCGCCACCTGCATTAACACCCGACATAGGGATTAGTAAGCCTTCGTTACGGAATGGCTGACCTGTTGAAGCAAGGGTTTGGTAATCGTTGAACAACTCGTAGTTTTTGAAGTTAAATACATAACCTGACCACGATAGTTGTTTGAAGTTAAGCGAAACGAATTTCTCTTGGTCGCCTGCAAACATACCATAGGTAATTGCACCGTTTTTGAAGAAATCGGCTAAGTTAACCTCAATAGAACGGTATAGGTTACCGCCCATTAAGCCCATATACTCACGTGCGCCTTTGTTAAGCTCGATACCGCTAATCATGCTTTGGAAGTTAGCAACGGTAAAACCGTTAGCCAAAGTGTATGATTGAGTGTAGCCGCTTGCAAGTACCTGTGGGATTACACCGTTGGTAGTTGAAGTAGCGTTGGTAATGTCGCTTACGGCAGCGTTGTCTGTTGCTTCTGAAAGCAAGCACAACAAATCACGTTGGTTAAGGAACTGAATGTAGGTGTTTTCCTCACCCGATGCTTGCCAATAACGCTTGCCATCAGATGATGAAATCCATGTTTGGATACCTGCGGCAGTTTGTGAAATTTCAAACAACTTACGATGCTTGTGCATATTGTTGTTGTACTCATTCACACGGTATGCCTCAGGGTATGGGTCAGAAGAAACCTCAGGATTAGCAGTACCGATAATAGGTATCTCTGTTGCAGTAGCTAAAGCAGGGATGCTGTCGGCTGCAATAAGAGGTACTGCGGTAAATGTACCTGCTGTTGGGTTAACGGTCTTTACAACGGCTTTAATAAGAGTACCCGCATTTGCACCTGTTGAAGGGGCTATTTGGATAACGTCATTAATGTTGGCGGTAAAACCACCTGTGTAAGAAGCACCCGCAGGGAATGGAGGGTTATACTGTGAGATTGTTACGCTTTGTGATGGAGAGGTAGAGCTAATGCTAAAGGTAGCTGATGCACCTGCGGCTGCGCCTGCGGTAGTAGCTACGATTTTACGCATAATCCTATCTTCTTCAAACCATGTGTGGTAGATAGCGTCTATTTCTTTTGTTAAGCCCATAAGCTCCATAGCGTCTGTAAAACGTTGGTTGCCGAAACGCTTAACGATAGAAGGGTCTACCGAAGGCATGATGGTATTCGATGCCCAAATAAAATTAGAGGAGGTTAACTCCGATAAGGCATAACTGCCCGGGGTGAAATCTGCCATTTTTTAGTTTTTTTTATAATCGCCTTTCACGGCTTTCGTTAGCTAATATTTGTTCCTTGCTAAGGTTTTTCTCTTGGTTCATGTTGTCGGGGCGTTTAGCGTTTATCAAATCCTCATTGACAAATCGCTCCCTTTCGTTACTCACCAAATTGTTAGCCATAGCTGTAAGAAACTTACTTGGGTTCTTTGCAAATTCAGTAACCATTGCTAACTTCTCCTGATTAATACGTCCACCCTCGTCCGTACAATAAGATAGTAGCGATACTTTCTTTTGCGCTTCAACCAAATTTTGTTTGTCTGTTGCGTTTAGTTTCCATTCAAAGACCTGCGGGATAAGTTTGTCCTTATCTGCGCTGTCTTGGATAGCAAACTCAAATTTTAGAGCGTCCTTTTCAGAAAAGAAACTATCCACCTCCTTGGTGTGTGTTTCTTCCCATACCTTTTGTTGGGCTAAGTAGTCCTCTGCTGCCTTTTGCCTTTCATCAATAGGGGCTTCTAAATCCTTTACTTTTTTCGTTTCAAAGAACTGTAATGCTTTTTTAGCTTCTAAGCGTTGTTCGGCTCTTGCCGCTACTGCCTCATCGCTATCATCATCTGCGTCATAGTAGCCGTATTTCTTGTTAAATAAGGCATCTACTTCCCTCTGTGTCAATTCAGGGTTTTCCTCAATAAGTTTTAACTTAATAAGGTCGCCCTCTGTATGTTGTGAGTAGTCTTTGGTTTGGTACTCTAAGAACTTCTTAGGGTCGCCACCTTTGGCTACATATTCGTCAAGCTGTTTAGCAAACTCGCTTTTATACTCTTTAGGTGCATTAGCCTTTTCAAATAAGGCTTCTATCTCCTCTTTACTCTTTAATTTCCCATCAGTCAGTTCGGCTAATATCTCGCTTACCGACTTTTCTACTTTAGTTTCAGCCTTTGGTTGTTCCGTAGGCTGTCCCTCTGTTTTTTGTTCAACAGGCTTTGTTTCTGCTGCTTCCTCTGCCTTTGGTTCGGGTGTTGGTAGTTCTTGTCCGTTACCCACCGCCATTGCTTCTTTTAGTATGTTAGGGTCAATCGCAGGTGCATTACCACGAAAGTCCTCTACATTACTTTCTAATTCATTTCCCATATTTTATATTATTTTACAACAAAAATAAGGGTAGCTATTGCTTATTAAATCTTTGTTCTTATCTTTGTCCTTTATAACGGAATATGGATGAGCATATAGAAAAAGAATACAACAATGTTATTTTTGATAACATCATTAAGCAAATGAATAAGAAATGCTTAACACTAAGGCAATTAGCGCAAAAGTCGGGTGTTCCCAAGACTACGCTATACGCTATGTGTAAGCCTTACTCTACTGCTAACCCTACTAAAAGCACTATTGCTAAACTTGAAACATTCTTTGGCTTGGCTAAAGGTGAATTACTTAAAGAAAACAAATGAACGCAACAATAGACATAAACAAGTTACAGGCTTATAAAATTTTAATGTTTGATGATACCAACGACACTTTAGTTGTTGATACGTCTAATCTTATAAATACACAAGCCGACAACCGTATTCAGTACCCTGATAGTAGGGACTATGAATTTGCTATAAAGCCTGTAAAACATTATGGCGAAGATACCTATGTTATATACAACAAATTTGATATGTATGTTGAATTTGAAAAAGACGAAGCTAAGGCTAAAGAATTATTGCGTAATTATAATAAGTACGGGCTTGAAATAAAAAGACGAATAGAGGACAGGGTTAGAATGCACAAAAAAAGCAATCCTGCATTTTACGTCCAAACATACGAAGAAGCAAATTGGGTACATAAGGCTATATACAAAGGATTTAGGGTTAAGGCTAATGCTCAAAAATTTAACCCTTACGATAATTGGTTTGGGGTAAGCAAATATATGCCCGAAGCTGTATTGTTAAAAGGCGACAAAAAAATAGTGCTTTCTATGCAAAGTTTTTTAATGCCTAAAGAGGGGTTTTACAAAGAAGAATTGCGACCTATCTTTGATAGTATGTCAGCCTTGTATTTGTGTTTTAAGGACAACGGGAATGTTGTGTACGAAACATACACAGGTATTCTTCCCGAAATGGATTTTATTGAACAATTTATAACAAAATAAATGGACGCTTCACCGCACTTCGGGATTATCAGGGTTCTAAAGATAGGACACGACCCACGCAATGCTATGGTTCACACCGTAGGCCAAACACACATCATTAAAGAACAGACACTTGAAATAGTAGATATTGCTATTGACAGGTTTAACTCGGACAACTTCTCTGTTGTTACCTTTAATGTCTTTGCCGAATGTAATGGCAGACAGTTTCTTTGGAAACAGTATATGAACCAACCGTATAGTATAGAGTATTTTTTACCACAACAAATTGAAACAAATGATGAGAACGCTTAAAAATACTTTTTATGTATCTATTGATACCGCAGAAGATGAATTTGTAAAACGTGAGGACGGAAGCAATACAGGCCTTATTTGGTTAGAGGGTTCTTCCTTTAGCAAATATCAATTCCGTAATCAAAAGGCTACGATAGCCGTAGTCCCCGAACATTACGACCTTACCACCGAAACGGCTTACGGTAAGCTACCCCTTATGAATGTTGAACTTAAAGTTGGTGATACGGTTTATGTTAACCACTTTACAGCAGATAAGGACTTTGAGGAAATAGTAGACGGTAAGCCCCTTTACAGGATATTGTACTCGCAAATATTTATCTTAGAACGTGATGGGGCATTAATTCCACTTCACACCTATAATCTTGTAGAGCCAATCCCCCAAGGTGAAATGCAAATCTCTGAAAGCGGAATAATTGTTTCTCTTAATGTTAAATATGTTACCGAGAAAGACGCTAACGGCAAAGACTACCAAAAGACCGTAAACGAAAGGTTTGTTAGGGGCAGAGGTATTATTAGGGCTGTTGGTAAATTAAGCCAAGATGTTTTAGGTATAAAAGAGGGCGATACAGCTATCTTATTACCAAGCTGCGAGTACGAGATGGTTATAGACAATAAAATGTATTGGCGTGTCCCTATGGAGTTTATAGTGGCTGTTAATAACGAATAGCCTTGCTTCTGTCCCCTGTATTATCGTAACGGGGCATCTCTATCAAAGGCACATCGTTTTTCTTTTTAGGTTGGGTTATGGTTCGTATGGCTGATAGGCAATAAACAAAAGCCACAAATAAGTCATACGGGCCCCAATCATCGGGGTCAAAGTCCCTAAAATCTTCTAATAGTGCATTGAAATATATCTTACCAACACCCCCCGTTTCCTCATTCACCCCTACATTCTCGTAGATATACGATTTTACATAGTTAACCCACGCCTCCCGTACCTCTTTTTGGTAGTTGGGTGTTCCCTTTACAAGGGCTAACCAATCGTATTTGCCCGTAGCGGCTTGCCTTGACATTAGGTAATGGTAATAATCTGTATGGGTAAAATGGGTTATCAAGCCCTCTGCCCTGTTATCCTCTGCGTGGATAGGCCACCCGTAAAACCTTGCAGCACACTCCATATCCTTGTGGTGTATGTCCGTATTAGGCAACCGGCATCGGTATATAAATACAGGCATATTGCTTATAGGGTCTGTGCCTAATAACCTCTCATCGTGGTCGAACTTTTGCGATACCCTCCTAAAACCTACGGCTGCAAAATCAGAGCCTTTGCCTGTTAGAAACCTCTTACCTACGGGGTCGACACCGATAACTCCTTCGTAGTAGTTTTTAGGTAGTAGCTTGCCGTTTATTACCTCTACCTTATTTCTGTCCTTTGGTTCGGGCAACCATATCACACTAAAGCGTCCGTTTTCTTCATCAGGCCA